ATCGCGTTTATTGTCGAAGCAACGACGTTATCCCCGACTACATTACCATTCAAAGTAATTACATTCACATTATCCCCGACAACATTACTGTTTGTTGTTATCGCATTTATTGTCGAAGCAACGACGTTATCCCCGACTACATTACTATTCAAAGTAATTACATTCACGTTATCCCCGACTACATTACTATTCAAAGTAATTACATTCACGTTATCCCCCGAGACATTACCATAAAGTGTAATCGCACTCACATTATCACCTACGACATTACTATAAAGTGTAATCGCACTCACATTATCCCCGACAACATTACTGTTTGTTGTTATCGCATTTATTGTCGAAGCAACGACGTTATCCCCGACTACATTACCATTCAAAGTAATTACATTCACGTTATCCCCAGAGACATTACCATAAAGTGTAATCGCACTCACATTATCACCTACGACATTACCATTCAAAGTAATTACATTCACATTATCCCCGACAACATTACTGTTTGTTGTTATCGCATTTATTGTCGAAGCAACGACGTTATCCCCGACTACATTACCATTCAAAGTAATTGCATTCACATTATCCCCAGAGACATTACCATAAAGTGTAATCGCACTCACATTATCCCCGACAACATTACTGTTTGTTGTTATCGCATTTATTGTCGAAGCAACGACGTTATCCCCAACCACATTACCATTCAAAGTAATCACATCTACATTATCCCCGACCACATTACCATTCAAAGTAATTACATTCACATTATCACCTACGACATTACCATTCAAAGTAATCACATCTACATTATTACCAATAACGTTACCATTCAAAGTAATCACATCTACATTATTACCAACAACGTTACCTGTTAGAGTAATCACATCTACATTATTACCAATAACGTTACCATTCAAAGTAATCACATCTACATTATTACCAACAACGTTACCGTTTAGTGTAATGGCTGTTAATTCACCCGATGTGAGCGTTATGTTGTTTTGTGCTATTACGTTACCGTAGACGTGTAAATCTATGACGTTTGCGGAATCGGGTGTGATTTCGGTATCTAAAGAACTGTTTAGCGTGTAGCCGATCATTATTTCTTTTTCGTCGCCTCTAAAAGTTACCGTTGGATTCGCGTTACTACCGGGTTGTTTCATGATAATACCAATATCTGTAGTTGCTAATTCGTTATTGTTAGCGAGACTTATAACGGCATCTTCAATTGTTGTGTTTATAGTATCTATAGTTGTTGTCGTACCTTCGACGAGGAGGTTTCCTTTTATGCGAGCATCTTTTTTTACCGTAATATAGTCTGTTTTCGTATAATTCGATACATTTACATTCCCCATAACTTCAATGACGTTTGACCCTAACGTATCTATAGTAACATTCGATCCAACCAAGGCTTTTCTCGAGGTAAATGTATTCCCCGTAACTTCAACGACGTTTGACCCTAACGTATCTATAGTAACATTTGACCCAATTAACGCTTTTCTCGATGTGAATGTATTACCGGTCACAACTAATATATTTGAACCTATATCGTCTACGAACAAATTTGAACCAACGTCTAACGTGTGTACAGGCAAAGCGTTTGCTATACCAACATTACTCACCGTGATTAAAGATGTACCACTTTTATTAAATTCAACTGTTTTAGAAGCGGCTGTATTACCTTGTAAAATGATATTGTCTAGAGTCAAGTTTGATAAAAAGTAACTATCACCGTGGTAAAATCCCGCACTTACGTTACCCGTGGTACTAAATGCGTTTATGGAATCAGTTGGGTGTTGTAAAAACGTACTCGAACCTAAACTTAACCCCGTTATAGTTGGATTGTTATTAGCAAGACCAATATGGTCTAATGTAATCGAATCTGTATCTATTCTACCCGAAACCTGAATTTTATTATCTGCATTAGAATCTATTAAAACGGAAGGACCCACACGTACTTCACCATCTTTGGTTACATGAAATTGTGAACCTATATCAAGTGCGTGTGTAGGGCTCGTATTTTGTATACCGACATTACCAGTTGTTACAAAAGAAGTCGTATCATTTATAAAACGAACCGTATTTGATGTAACGTTATCATTATTCGTCGCGTATTGTAAATTAATCGTGAAAAGTTCAACCGCGAGTACATTCGAATCTATAATTTCCTTAGTTTCTGTGTTATACGTCAATATGGTTATATCACTAGATGTTATATCATCTTCTTGACGAAGTGGTGTCATGTAAATACTCCCTGGACTTGATGTATCTATAGCAACATTAGAGGCATTGAACACAATCGTATTTTCACCCTGGTCATCTGTAGAATATTTACCAAACCGGATTTTGGTAGACCGCTCGAGGGTCGGTATGTTTTTAACCATTTAATATAGGTGCGCATTTTAATTTGCGTAAATGAGACCGGCCATACCATTTTCGATACGAAGTATATTATAGTTTACTGCATATATTGGGTCTGAAATGACCATGGATTGACTCACGACCTTTGCTGAATCTAAACGACTAAAATTGAGTGTTCCTGTCGGCTGGAGTGAACTTGTTGATAAACAAAAACAGTATAAGAAGAAATCTGGTGATGTGACGAAATTTGTATGGTAATAGTTCATAACATCTATGAAATGTGGTTTCGCCCATTTAAAATTACCAATATCTAACCCGTTTATTTCGATTTTAATTTTATTTGTTGTAGACGTTAAAGCACCTTCAGTTGTTGTATCTGAAGATGCAATATACTTAACTGGGTGGTTAAACGTCAGTTCTTGAACAAGTTCATTGGATGGAATACTTTTTTGAACCTGTGTAATAATTAAATCGTGGTTACGGGAAACGAGATTACCGCGTTCTTCATTGTCTAAATAATAATAGTTTGAATAACATTCAAAGTTATAGTTACCTGCATCCGGGCCCCAGTGTATACGTAATTCGACGTTATGGTACTGTAAAGCGATTATGGGTAAAGCACATTGTGGACCTTCACAGAAGAAGAATCTAAATGGGTAAAAATACGAACGCGCGCTTACACCTGGGTGTGTACCTATAGCACTTTTTGAGACGTTCGTTGCAAATGTATCAATAGCTATTTTTTCGGTAAATATGGCGTCTTGTGTATCTATGACCTGACCACCAATAAGAAGTTCAACTTTATCGATAAGTGTATCCCAGCGTTGAATATCGAGTGCTTGTGCGTTATTATCTATAGTAAGGTACGTATACCCTAATAAATCCCCTGTTCGGTCAAACCGAATAGATGACATGGAATTACCTTTCACAGACCCTTGTATTGTCTGTTTTTCTACGGACTGTGAAAAGTTAGAATGCCTTTTAAACGTTGATGTAAAAAAAGAAATTTCTGGTTCGCCCATAATGTGTTCATCTTGAGCACCTATGGCGATGAGTTGAACAATACCAGAAGACATTTATAATAAGAAAAGGTTAAAAATATGCGCTATTTACCACTCTCCTGGAATGGTAAATTTTTTTGTTTACATACGAATCTAAAAATAAAAAAGTTATCATCTGTACCCTGTATAGTATTACCATCTTGGTTAAATAATGTAAATGTTAATCGGTCTATTTTTCGTATAGGTGTTGAATATTGTTGAACGACTGGGTAGTTATCTTTGAAAATAATTTGCGATACTGTGCCACCACCACTTATCAAACTTCCAAATGAATTGTTTACTTTAGATATAACTTCCTGATTTTCATACCCATAAATATTTGATGTTCTTTGTGAATAATTCGTATCGAGTTCGTTCACAGAAATATAACAAACGTTAGAATTTGTAGTTGTAATTTGTGCAGCTACAAGTCTCGCCTGAACAATATTTTCTAGTGTTTGTTGAAGATGAACAGTAAACGTATTCTTACTTAACTGACCTATAGTATCAACTGTAATCGTATGATACTCGTGTTCGAAATCAGGTAAAGATGACTGACTAGTCACTAAAGCCATTTATATATACCGGAGATTTTACTTCATCTTATAACCCGCTTGTTCCTGGACGAGTTTTTGGCCGTTGCATACACCACCAACACTATTCGAATAGTAAGCGGTTTTCAAACATTCTTCCGATGATGGAATGTCAAACAACGAACCCGTGTTTACAGCTTCGATTTCAATTTCTTTGCCCTGGTATCCACTGGTACGAAACATCGTGAGGACACACAAAAGGAGTACGACTATAAGCATAGCTCGAAGAGTATTTTTGTTAGTGGAGTTAAGTTTCATTTATATTGAAACAACATTTTTTATAAAGTGCGTTAAAGAGAATAGAATAGTTTCAATATAAAGAGTAATGGACGGAGAGATTATTCTTGATCGTAGAGATACAAATATCATGAAACTTGATGATAACGAACAGGCTTTGATGAATGAAATAGAGATTGAAGTTCCTAGATCTCAGCCTGTGAAAAAACAAATTACGCGTATGAAGACGCAGTTTACGCCACCTCAACCACAGGTGTTTCAGGAAGACATGGATTCATTTGTTAATCCAAACAAACAAACACCCCAGTCGGCACCGGCTATTCAGGAAGAACCAGTCGACTATGGTGAATACGAAGATGACGAACCTGAGATGGACTACGGGGGAGGAGGTGGTGGGTATGCCATGGAGGAAGAAGAAAAACCATCCCCTGGTTTTAAAACAATAGACGAAGAGAAAGCCGATTTAGTTAATAAACTCGGACGTTTGGAAAAAAAGGGGTTTACTGTAAACAAGCGTTTGAATGTTTATTCCCCTATAGATGAACTTAGAAACGAAGTTAAGCGAATTACATATAGTATAGATGTCGATAAATCAATTAAGTTTTCGAGACGTATGCTTATCGCGTGTACGACAGGTCTTGAATTTTTAAATAAGAAGTATAACCCATTTGAGATTCAACTCGATGGATGGTCTGAAAATGTTATGGAAAACGTCGACGATTACGATGAGGTTTTCGAGGAGTTATACGTGAAGTATAGAACAAAAATGCACGTTGCTCCAGAAATCAAACTTATTATGATGCTTGGTGGTTCGGCGATGATGTTCCATTTAACGAATAGTATGTTTAAATCCGTCATGCCAAACATGAATGACGTGATTAAACAAAATCCGGGACTCGTTCAGAACATGATGACCGCGGTTCAGAATACGGTTCCAAAATCTCAGCAACAACAAACACCTGAAACCGGTGAACGACGCGAAATGCAGGGACCCGGTTTCGACATTTCGAGTCTTATGGGTAACATTATGATGCCACCAACACCACCTATGAATACGACGAGTATTGCACCACAGGAACCACCTAGTGTAGATGATGACGATGACGACGACGTTTCGGATATAGCTGAAGCTCCAACGGAAGAAGGTGAAGGTGAAGACGGCGACGTTCGTGAAGTGAAAGTTTCTCAGACCAAGGGTAAACGCGGGCGAAAGAAAAAGTCGGTCGAAATTAATTTGTAAAATATAGTATAAATGATAGGTTATTGTCCCTTAGACGAAGATCCTATTGAAAGACCGAGGCCTTCACAACAGGTACCAGTCCCAGTCCCAGTCCAGGAGAATCGTAAAAATTCTACTGGCGAGGAGGATACCGAGTGTAATTATGTCGTGTTGTTTTTCATTGCGGGTGTTATTGCCCTAGCGATCATGGACTCATTTCCACGAAAGTAAAGTAAAAACTTTCTACCATTCTGACCTTTTCCAGAATGGTAAATTAGTTTAACCACAGTGATATGTACACCCTACAAAAGCTGCCTTGTATACATGATTCACTTCATCCGTCTCCATGCCATTAGCATCGAGGTATCGGATTTTATAGGCTTTCTCTGTTTCTGTGGGATGGTCTTCCCATATAAAAATACCATTTTCATCAATTGAATTAATCATTTCTTCTCTCGATTCGTGTATCCAAACATAATTTTCTATTTCATAGATTAATGGATCTTCTATAGTTTTTTCTTCATAAATTAATTGGTAATATTTATCATTACCATCAGCGTTTGTTTTTATTCTCCTTTGTGTATCCGGTAATACATTGTATTCTTCTTGTGATATTACCTTTATTTTGTATTTTATCCAGTATTCTACATTTCCCAGTTCCTTTTTAATTTGTTTCACTGGTTGAATTTTTGGATTAAAATCGCAATCCATCGTTATTTTAGCAACCGTATAGTTAGCGAGGAACTCAGAGTCCTGCTTCTGACCATAGCCAACTATATTGGATGTCGTGATATAATCCCCTGATTCGAGGGAACCATTGATATTGGTCACCCAAATGGCACCTTCACCTACGGAGTTGATAAAAGTACGCGTATCACCTCTTTCTTTAGGAATAGGGATCGTTATGGTACCATATGTATCTTCGCGTGATTCTGGGTCTTCACCACTAGATATTACACCAAAGCACGATTTATCGTAGGCAACATTGCTGAGACGAACATCTGGTAAAGATTCATTTATTTGAATCGCACGATTTCCTTTATATGTGGCAAAACTCGCACTCGTGTATGTATTCTTATTTGCACATACGATGAGACCAATATAGTCATTAATATTTTCGGTCCAAACATTTTCTACAAAAGATCTATGCTGTCCAGTGAAGTCATCCAATACAACTCCTGAATCTGACCTGATGTACATTTTGTCGTTCCCATTGACATGTAAGACCCACGTGTTATTAATCTCCAGGAAATGGTAAGCGTATCCACTGGTTCCTGAATATGTCTGGTAGTAATAATGTGTCGGACGAAACAACCTTTCTGAAGATGAACCCAAACTTACATTTCCGCCAACCTGAAGCTTATGCTGAGGACTTGATGTTCCTATACCAACATTACCCGAATTGTAGTATATATTTGAACCCGAGGTTGTCCATACACTACTTCCAGTCGTCCACGTTGGTGAATTACCTGGTCCACTCGATGTGAGTACTTGACCAGATGTACCTACACTACCATTTACACTTAAATAACCCGTAAAGTTTATATCACCAGCGACATCGAGTTTATAAGATGGAATGGATGTTCCTATACCCAAATTACCGCTATAACGGTCTAATGTCATTTTTGTATTAGATCCTACATCGCCCCAATCACTACTCCATTTAAATTTGTGACCATCACTAGTATCTACACCACATGCCCAACTTGCCCAACCAGCTATATCAAAGGCTAGATAAGGATCACCTGCGGATGAACCAGCTACTCTTAAAGTTATTATAGCATCTTGACCACTACTATTAGTT